AGTTGTAGCCTCTTGGTTGCAGTATTGACAGATGAACCCATCACGCCTTAACACTCTTGATCTAATAGATCTCCAATGCCTTGTTGATCCGGTAGATCTTAAAGCTGACTTACTCAATACCATCCCTTAATCTTATGATGTTGTAAAGCATTGCAAGGATTATCGTATCGCTTCTTTATGTATTTCAATTGCCAATCAATCTGTTTGTATCCGTCAACTGTTGCAAGCCATTTAGACCTACCTTGCGGAATACCATAATGACTACCATTCTTGGCTTTTGGATTCCATCTTGATTCCTTAAAATTCAATTCATCTAAACAGTAAAATTGATCTAGGTTATTAAGCTGTATGAAAGCCCATTGTCTGTAATGATTTGTTTTATCTAATGAAGCAAAGGAATAATCTTTTAATAAGCCTAGATTCAAGGCTATGAACAGAGGTATCACCAAACCAAACCTTGCGATCTTTCTGCTTCGCAGATCGCCCTTTCGCTCTGAAAGCGAATTTGCGTTTAAGGGTATCACATCACTCCAAATCCATCAGCATAACCGCAGGTCAGACGGCAAGTCATATTGACATCCAACCAATGTATTGTGCATTTGGATTATCTATAAGCCATTGCTCACGCAGCTTGTTTTGATAAACCCAATTAATTTGATGTGTCATTTCGTCATGATTAGCGCACATGTATGGCACTCCTGATCTACGAACATCCAAGACCCACATTTAATGCATCTAATGACAGGCTCTTGGGTGTCAGTTGCTTCTGCTAGATTCTTAGTTCCAATGCAATTGCATCTAAGGCATTGATAAACTCTAAATCCATGAGCTGTGGAATAACCATCTAGCCAAATGAATTCGGTATTACCAGAGCATCCATTACATTTGAATTTAACCACTTTTACCCGCCCATCCAGTTCCCTTAAAAATTGCCGGAACTGCTGAATAGACACGCCTTAACTTAGCCCCACATACTTGACAACAAGGGATTTCGTGCTTCATTGGAAGATCCAATACAATACTCAACCCCTCGCCATCACATTCGTATTCGTAATTAGGCATGATACGGAATTCGATTGATTGCGTGGCAGTTATAGCATCGAAGCAGATCGCCCTCATGAAGTAATCTGTCATCGTTGCATAAGTCGCAATATGTTGTTGATGGCTCTACTTTAACTCCATCATCTGTAAAAGTTGCAGTTAGACCAGAGCCGTCAATAATTTGTAATTCACCCATTTATTCACCTCCTTCAAAATACCATTTTCCGTTAGCTGTAAGTTTTGCCCAAGAAGGTGGGCATTCTTTTGCTTTGCATACATAACCATAGTAAGGCTTGCCTCCCTTAGAGATTCCCTCTTTAAGAATATGCCCATGCTGGCACGCAGGTGGCTCATTAGGAATTGATGCCGCTATCTGATCGACAACTTCACCAACAGACCACACAACCGGATCGGCAGATTTATCAGCTGCAAAACTATCTCTTAGGATTGTTTCGATTTGTGCTGACTTAGACCCTGGCTTTCCATACATGTTTTGCCGGCTTTCTAACTTTTCCTTGAAAGATGATGGTGCAAGCACCTTGCTCATTTCCTCCTTAGATGCTCTCTTGCCTTTAGCTGCAAAACCTGCATTTGCAAGTGCTCTGCCAATCGCTGAAGTTTCGCAATTCTCCAATGCAGAAGTTGAATTGACACCACGATCCGAAATTGTTTCAAAAGCGAGCCCAGTTGCACACGGCTTTGCGTCCGCTTCCGTTTTGAATAATTTACAAAATACAATGAATCGAGTGTTAGATGCCTCGATGAGTTCAGTTTCGATTCTGTTGTCTGGAAATTTTCCATGCCACTTCTCCAATCTTGATTCGACTGTTTCATAATCCTCTAAATTAAATGCCATCAGCTACTCCAAACTCTTGGTCGTAATGGTCGTGCAATTCTTTGTAGATAACTGCATAACCAATGATGTCTTTAACACTATCTTGGTGATTTGCAGTTTCGGCAAGTCTGCTGACTTTAACGAGCAGTTGCATGATGCTGACCTGCATTGGCGATATGTAATCTCCATAATAAGCTGACCACAATTCTGAGATTCGCTCGTGATTGCTTTGACTGCTTCCGTAAATCGATCCTCTAGCTGAGAGGATTGTTGCAATCTCATCCAAAAACTCAGTTCTGCTTGTCATAGTCGAAAACCTCATCAGACTGTGTTTTGATGTTGGTTATTCGGCGATGCATATTCCAACCATCAGCCCGACCCTTCCAATAACCATTTTGGAATGCGGTATCTCGGATTTCATAAATAATCCATGCAGCAAAAGTCAAACCGACAATTGCCCACATGATTACAAAACCCATATCTCTTGCTTCTAGCCATGCGTTCATGTTGCTCCCTTACATATCCACAGCTTTTGTGGATGCATAAAGTATGACCTATGGCAAGGACGCTTGGTTAATTACTTTCGGCGTGTTTTATAACGATTAGATAACGCTAATATCCTCAAAATCATCGATATGGTCATCAATCGTGCGAGGCTGATAGTCTGTTTCACGCCCCATAAGACTTTCCAAGAGCTGTGAATGAGCCATCTTTGTTTATTGGGATCATCTGCACATTCATATTTTTGCCATCCCAGTCCATAATGACGATGCCCATTTGCCAGTTAGCCAAGCCCTTTGTATAAGAGGCTTTTGCCCTGTTCATAAGGTTGCCTGTTTCAACCCCGTAAAGGGGTCTGTAAGCCCCGTAGAGGCCCTCTGAGTAGGCTGACATACCTAGTCTATGGGTATGACCACAAACCACGCTCTTACCAGCCTTCTTGGCTAGATTTAGGGCAGTCTGTCCAGCGTTAGGATTCATGTTGCCTTCATCGCCATGAGCCAAGATCCAGCCCTTTTCAAATTCAAAGAATGTTTTATGGAATGTAATACCCATAGAATCAAAATCCATAAACTTGGCATACTGCAATTCGGGAAGTGAGATCATTCCCGGAACTTTTAATAAAGTGTTATATAAGCGATCAGTATGATTACTGCGGATAATATGAGCCTCTCGGCTGTGCTCTGTGAGAGCCCAAAGGATTTTTTGAGTAGCTGTGCGGTCATCATCCAAAGTCTGTTGATAAGCCAAAGGTGTTTTCTCAGCCCAACGGCTAATGGTTTGAAAGTCGATTTCATCGCCAACGCATAAAACGCTGTCAAATCTTTCACGCTTCGCCAATTTAATAACATTCTTGACGGCTGTTTCATGATGGTAGGGAATTTGCAAATCACTTATTACTAAGTATCGCTTAATCGTCATCCTCATCGTCAGTCGGATCTATGGAAGGAATAATCCCGCCATCGCCTACGATCCAATCCGGAAAAGTCTTATGCTCGGTCATTAGCCAGAATGCGTGCTCTGGTGTAAATCCTGCTTTACGAGCTGCTTTATAACATTCATGCAATGCGGTGTAATGCTGATCGATCTTTGTTAATGGTTCAGGAGATTGGCGAACGACACGACGATTGATCTTTTTGCGTTTGATAGGTTTTCGAGTGTTCGCCATAAATAAAATTATCGCTTAGACATTAAAGCAAACAGATCATCGACACGCTGTTCAAGTCGATTAATCTGATCCTTTATTGATGAGCCTCCGTTTGGTTTCAACTCATTCAAGTAAGACTTAATAACCCAGCGCAGACCCACTAACAAACTTGTAGATACGGCGCATACGCCAACGGCTATACCAATTATTTCGTTTGCGGTCATTTGGCATTAATTCCATAATCAGCCTCTTTGCCAGACTTTGGATCTAATGCTTTTGCGATAGGCGCAACTAATGCTCCAGCCAAGATTGCAAACTCTGGTCGAATATCAGCAACAATTGCCAAAAGGACAGTAAGGCCGGAAGCAGCCACAGCTCTTAAATATGACTTAATTGCAGCCTTGTGTTTATTTGATAGTTTCATTAGTTGCCTCCTAGTAGTGGGATGTTAAAGAACTCTCCTGATTGTTTTGGATAAAATGAAATATGAATATGTTTGGTGTGAGGATTGATACCCTTGTATTTACGCCAACGCCAATTTAATAGTTTGCTGGCAATATGATGATTGTGAATAACATATTTGATTCGCTTATCTGTTTTGCCAGCAATGCGGATTTGATCGGCAAGGTAGGCAGATATTCCTTCAGCTGCACCAAGATCTGCTGTAATGTCAATTGCACAAACTTCACCCGAAGGCAAGGCGTTGTGATCGGAAACCTTAGATCTCATTTGATGTTGTGCGGAAGCAATCCAACCATCTGATTTCCTAGATCGATCAAGGAAGCAATCATCAATTTGTTCCCGTAATTGAACAGCAGCTCTAGATAACCAAGGTTTCATTACAAACCAAGAGCTGCTTTGAGATCCTCTAAGTCAAGACCAACGCTTGCCAATTTTTCTGCAATTGTTGGTTCAACACTTGGTTTCACTACATGAGCATCAATGACTGATTGCGCTTTTGATACATCTTTATCAGAAATATCCAACCATAAACCATTCTCACCATCATCAAATAAATCTGAAACATTGTCAGATAAATTAATTTTGGCTTCTTTCAATTCTTGACGCAATTGATCGCCGTTTAGTTTTGCAGGTTTATTAAATTTTATCATTTTATGCTCCTAAATAAATTAATGAAATGCGGGCTTTAGAAATATCCACACCAGCAGCTGCTTGAACTCTTAAAGCAATTTCAATGTAATCACCCGCAGTTAATACCATTGTGGTTGAATATCCCATAACATCATTAAAGCCACCAGTTAAAACATAAGCCCAATATCCTCCAGCCGTATAACCATTAGAAGTATAATTTGACCCGTTTAATCTCATATAAAGTTCGCCATAATTTCCAACTGATTGATTGAATCCAGCTAAAACATTAATTAAATATTTTCCACCTTTACCGGTTGGAATTGTAAATCTTGATGTATTTGAACTGGTATCGTGAAAACCATCAGTATCTATTTCTTCAGTTGGAAGTGTAATTGCCGTTATGGTTGCAGCAGAAACTGCTTGAGTTCCACTTGTTCGAGTTGCAATACAACCAACAAAACTTGGAGTTGATGAAGCAGCGGTTGCCCATTTAACTTTATATGGTGAAACTGTTGTATCAGCAGTTAAAATTTGACCAGTTGTTCCAATTGGCAAATTATCATAAGTTCCTGATCCAGTTCCAACAACAATATCTCCTGCTGCTGTAATAGTTGTAGCCATATCGTTTGTTATAGTAATTGCCCCAGATGTTCCACCACCAGTAATTCCTGTGCCAGCAGATACAGCTGTTATATCACCAACATCGTTTGTGATCCAAGTAAAGTCCATATCTGTGCCAGTCGTTTTTGAAAGTATCTGACCAGTTGTTCCACCTTTAAGATCAACTAAAGATGTATCAATGGCTGAACCAAGTGTGCGGATAGCAGCTGCGCCATCCTTGACCAGATCTGTGTCATCCGGTGTTTCCCAATTAAAATTCGTTGTGTTTGCCATATTAGGCTACTGCTCCAATCGCATTTTCCCATGTTAGTATAGCGGATAAAGTGTTCCATGCCTCTGAGGCTGATACTTGCTCCCATTGAAGTGCTACTTGAGAGAATTCGATCGGACTTAGATTTATGGTTAAAAACAATTCGTTGAATCTAGTGCTCCAACGCCAGCCCTCAACATAACCCTCAAATTGTTGAGTTGGGGCTATTTGAACAGGCAAGTCTGTGATTCGTAAAGGCTGACCCACAAAGATTTGAAGCAAGGCATCTCGGTCTGCATCATCAATTGCTGAGTTAGTCAATGGGAATGTAATACTGTCAAATAAGGCTCTTGGATACGATCTAAGGGCAATAAAGCGATCAGCAACAGCTTGTGCATCAGTCGCATCGTGCAAGACTGTATTTAGGGTTTCACCTCTATATCCAAAGGTTGCAATGCTAGTCAAGTCAATTGCAGTTTTTTGTGATCCATAATTGTTGCCGTAATTAAGGATGATTTCGTTGCGAACATCTGCGCCTCTAGTCAAAACCTTTAATCCTGCACCAATGGCAGTATTGGCTGAAATCTCTGTGTATCCATTATTGGCAAGATAATTCTGTCGATGGGTTGTGTCAGCGTAGGAGATGCGACCCTCATTGTCCTCATACAAAACGCCAAGTGCGCTGTTAGCAATAAGGCTTGCAATGTTGTAAGTGGTGTCAGGATCAGCGGTTCGGTTTTCAAGTTCATAAACTCCGGGGCGATCAATCTCGCCAAGTCCTACATTTTCAGCATTTGCCCAAGTAGTTGTTGCATCATAGCCAGACCAAGTTTCAGCTGCTGGCACTTCATTCCAATTATTTAAGAATATCTCTGAGAGCAATTCCCAGATCTGATCGCCGTCATCATCTCTTGCCAAAGTGCCGTCATAAATTACTTTTGGCAGTTTAGCCAATGAACCTAGAGCGAGGATTGTGTAAGTAAAGGTTTCAGCAATATTGCTTGCCGTTGCAATCTCGGTTGTGATGTCTGTGATGTTGCCACCAAATAAAGTTCTATAAGTGTTGGTGCTGTCCTTGACTTGTAGGGTTAGTCCATCATTAATTTCCAAATTATAGTTTTCATTGTTTAAGGCAACCAATTCAATTTGCAGATAAGATGGGTTGGGTTGAGAATAAATATCCTCACGACCAGCCTGATGGGCAATGTCTGAAATTGCTACATTTGTGTATTCAACCGCATTGATTGTAAGTTTCCAATCGGGAGTAAATACAGTCATTATCCGCCCTTGATGCCTGAGTTATACAGCTGTGGAACTGATCTTGAGGCGCTGTTATTTAATACTTTTGCAACTGCTCTTGCAGCACCTTCACTATCAACAGATTGAACTGAAATGTTAATTGTGTTTCCACCTGCTTGACCAAATGGAGTTCCTGTTGCACTTTGTGGAACGCCTGAAATTGTTGCAGATGGTGCTATGTTTCGAATTGACCCAATATCTGCTCCAGGTTTAATTAAGTTGATAACCCTAATACTTTCATTGGCAAGGCTGATGATTAATCCAATTGCTTCTCTGAGGAATGTAATGAATCCCTGAATAGTTCCAGCGACACTAGCAATGCCTTTGCCTAAACTTTCAGCACTTCTTTGGCTCTCTTGTAATCCTGCACTTAAACCCTGATCCCCAGTTAATCCAGCAATAAATGCGTTAAGGGTTGGGATGCCTGTGTTATTTAAAAAACCAATAAATCTTTCCACTTGTGGAAGTAAAGCAACTCCAAGACTTTCTTTTGCTTCATCAAATCCTACTTTTAATCGATCAATTTTGCCTTGGAATGTTTCAGCGTTTGCACTAGCTGATCCACCATAAAGATCTGATAATTTTTGTTGAACTTGAGTGAATGAAAGTGTGGCAAGTTCGCTCTTTGATAATCCAAGACCTAATCTGCCAAGAGCTGTGGTGTTGCCATCTTGAGCCCGACCTAAAGCATTGGCAACTGTTTCAAGTTCAAGTCCTCGACCTTTTGCAATGTCTAAAGATAAGTTTAATAATCTTTGCGCTTCATTTACATCTTTTGTAGATACGGCTAAACGCTGGAATGCTGGTCGTAATTGTTCATCAGCAACACCGGTTGCTAAAGATGTCTTTAATATGTAATCCTCAGTAGCCTGAATTTGACCTTCTGTTGCCCCTGTGGCGGTCTTTAAGGCAGCAGCCAACCTTAACTGTGCCTGTTCATCCTCTATTGCAGCCTTGACCCCGTCAATGGCTAATTTAGTGCCATAGGCAACGGCAGCAGCAGCAGCGACCGCAAATGCAGCAGCAGCCTTCTTTCCAAAATCTGCAATCTTGCTTGAATTACTTTCAACTGCCTTATCAGCTTCGCCTAACTTCTTTTTAAGATCATCAACATCAGCAAGAATAGATAATTTAAGCGTGCGATTACCGGTTGCCATTAGACCCATTCCTTAATGATGCGAGTAAAACTTGCTTCCCACTTATCGATCAATTCAGGCTGAATTCTACGAAGGGTTGGATAGATAAACCATCCACGACTACCTCTGCCTTGCCGTCCTGAATATGCAGGGAACTGTTTGAATTTATTTGAACCAAACTCAACGCCACCCCATAGGGTCTGCGTAGTAGCACCACCTGAAAACTTTTGTCTTGCGAAGCCATAACGGAACTCACCGATTTTACTTGACTTAGAGATGCTAACGCCATCTGCGACTCTTTCCGCAACCTTGCCAGCCTTTGTTCTAGTCCTAGCTGCCTGTTTAATTTCCTCTGATGCAAAATACGCCAAAGCAGCAGATTGAGTTCTTGCTTCCTCTGTTGCTTGCTCATCCATAAGTTTGAATGCTTTGTAAATATCACGCAGATCATTTTTATTGTATGCGATAGTTTCATTTGCCACTTCTCGCCTCCAATACTTCGATCGCTGTTAATATGTCATCCGCATCAACCCATTCACTCATTGGTATATGAGTTGCAATTGCTAACTCAACCAATAATCTGTTTAGGCTTCCTGCTTTGTGGCTTTTGGGTCTGCATCACCGACTATTACATCGGCTACTGTTTCCATCCAAATATCCATTGGTTTGATTGGCTTGCTTCCGGCAACTTCACGCTTATGAGCATGATAAGCCAGAAACATAAGATCCCAAATACCCAGCTTCTCGG